CTGAAGATGCATTTGGCGGCACCATTCAAAACGCCTTTGGTGAAGTTTCTGTTCCCACTTTCATGGGTCTGCGCGTAATCGTCTCCGACGATGTGCAAACCACAGGATCGGGTTCCGGCACCGAATATGCAACGTATTTCTTCACCCAAGGCGCTGTTGCCAGCGGTGAACAAATGGCAATGCAGACTGAAACCGACCGGGACATCCTGGCCAAGTCTGATGCTATGTCAGTGGATCTCCACTACGTGTATCACCCAATGGGCGTCAAGTTCAACAAGTCTGTTGTTAACCCAACCCGCGCTCAACTCGAAACCGTTGGTAATTGGACCAAGGTTTACGAAACAAAGAACATCGGCATGGTTCGTGCCACTAACGTTTCCAACTTCGACTGAGGAGGAATTTAACGATGCCATCTATCTTTGAAGCCACCGCCGACAAGGCTTTGGGCTATGTTTCCGGGGGTGCCGTTACTCAGGCAACCAACAAGTCAACCGGAGTGACTCTGAACCAGCCCTGTGGTCAGATCACAATGAACAATGCGGCTCTGGCTGCAGCAGCTGAGGTGTCATTTGTTGTCACTAACAGCTTTTGCACTGCCGGTGACGTTGTGCTTGTCAATCATGGAAGCGTCGGCAGCGCCGGTTCTTACATTGTTCAAGCAAACCTGATTGCTGATGGATCTTTCAAGATCACTGTTAGCAACGTCTCCGCCGGTTCTCTTTCTGAGGCCATTGTGCTGAACTTTGCCATCATGAAAGCTGCAGCGGCTTGATTGTGGGATTGTTCGCATTTAGGCGAGCGCGTGAACGGGAGGCTGCTGCTGCAGAGGCGGCCTCTCTTTCTAATGCTGAGCCGACACCACCCAAGGATACTAGTACAAAGCCAAGGCGACGTGGTAAAGTAAAACAGCTATCGCAGCCAGAAGTCAATAGCAAATAGGATCAAGTCGGACGCTACACTGGAAGAGTTAAAACAGCTCGTGGCGGTATTGGAGGCAAGACATGGCCATTGTCCTTAACGCCACGATTGGAGCAGCCGACGCAAACTCGTATCTGACCCTGGCGGAAGCGCAAGCGATTGTTGATGGGTTGGTTGAGGATGATGACGTTGTTGCATGGGGCACAGCAACAACTGATCAAAAAAATCGTGCGCTTTTTACCGCAACCCAACGCATTGACCGCGAGCGGTATCTAGGAGCGCGTTCAACTGAAACACAAGCTTTGCAATGGCCTAGGACAGGCGTTCGCAGACCAGACACTTACATCAACACATACTCAGTTGGCTTTCCTTTTAGGATCCAAACAGATTATTTTACAGACGACGAGATCCCCTCTCAAATTCAAGAGGCGCAGGTGATTCTGGCCGTTTACCTCAACAACAACAAAGATGGGATTGGCCTGTCTGGCTTGGAAGATTTCAACAACGTAAGCATTGGAAACATCAACGTTGCCACGAATCGATATGGCCCTGTGGGCGCTGATCGAATCCCGCCAATGGTAGAGCGTTATATGACAGGGCTTAGAATCAGTGGGCCGGGTAACATTGCAGTCAAACGGAGCTGATTATGTCTAAGGGTTTTGGGCAAGGTGATGTCGGAATTGACTACGCCGTAGGTGCTGAAGTAATCACCGACACGGCTGCTCATACCGGCAGGTTTAAGCATATTGATTTTTTTGAAAATTCAACGATCGATACGCTTGTCACTGAAAACTACACCGGCAACAGCTTGGACGGTGAAACCATCCCCTCAGGTTTTCACCTTGTCGGAGTTTTCACTAGCATCACGCTTCAGAATGGGGCCTGCATCGCTTACCGTGTCTGATGGGATTAGCTCTCTCTCTGAAAAAGGCGGCCTCAAAGCTTGTTGGTAAGCTTGGCGGTGATGTGACCATCAGGTCGGTTACTGTTGGTGCTTACGACCCGTCAACGGGCACCGCTAGCGAAAGCGTTTCTGATGCGGTGGTCAAAGGCTTTGTTGAAAACGTTAATGCACGCGAGGTTAATGACCTTGTAAAAGCTGGTGATCGAAGACTGACGGTTGCTGCGGCTGACCTTAACTCAACCCCTTCAACTTCTGACAAAGTTGTAATTTCTGGTGTTGTCTATCAAATCGTGAACATTGAAACGATTGAGCAAGACAATCAAGCGATCACGTATGAAATCGTTTTGAGGGAATAATGGCAAAAATTCCCTTATCCAAGATCGATGATTATTTTGAGGAAAAGCTTGAAAAGCTTTTGCGTGCTGCGGTTCTTGATGCTGACAGTTTATTAAAGCAAGCAAGCCCCGTTGATACCGGAAGATTCCGCGCCTCTTGGCAGGTTGGCGAAAATTCTTTTTCAGGCAACTCTAAGCCGCCTGGGGAATACCCAGAAACGCCGCCAATTCAAAGGGTTGGCTATGGCCAAGAAACGTTAGGCAACGTTTACAGCGTGTATAACAATTTGCCTTATGCTGAATTCTTGGCACAAGGCAGCAGCCCGCAAGCTAATGCCGGTTGGATTCAAGGCATCGCCAAAGATCTTCAAGGTCGAGTTTTAGAGGCAGCCCGCAAAATTAGGAGCCAAGGATGAGCAGCACTTACAACGACATTAGAGCAGCCATTGAAGGCAGAATTGCGACAGAGATGGCGTTGTCTCCTTCATATCCTGTCGCATACCAAAACGTACCCTTTACACCGCCAAACGATTCAACATGGCTACAGGTGTTTTTGCTTTTTGGCGCAAATAATTATGCAACCCTGGTTGGCCCTTCAACTGGCTTCAACGCTCAAAACGGCACCTTGACGATCAACACTTTTACGCCTGTTGGTGCTGGCGCTGCTGCAAACTACACAATTGTCGAAAGGGTGAAAGACTTGTTTGATCGCCAAACTGTATCCAGCATCATCTTTGACGCTGCATCTGGCCCCAGTGTTGTGAGGCCTTCTAGCCCTGAAAGCGCATTTTTTCAAACACAGCTTGTGATCACTTTCACTTGCTATGTAGACTGAAAAAGCCATTCACTTTGCATCATGGCGGTAACTGTTCTCTCGGGCACGTCCGGTGCTTTGTATTACAAGCCCGCGGGAACGATTGGGACTTTTAATGAGTCGAGTGTTGACACGGCACAAAACCAAATTACAATTGGCCCTTTTTTAGGCTTTCGTGTTGGTGATCCTGTCGCTTTTGGTTTTATTGACAAGCAATCTGGCTTGCCTGGATCTGGCACCTTGCCCAGTGGATTAACCGAAAACACTACATTTTACGTGATAGCCTACAACTCAACGACCGGGGTTCTTCAGGTTTCTGCCACGCCTGGTGGTTCTGCTGTAAACCTTTCTGATGATGGAACTTTAGTAAACCCGAATGTTTTTCAAATATCTTATGCCGACTTCGCTGCTATCGGTCAAGTGCAGAGCTGGAATCTTGAGATTGAACGCGCAGAGATTGACGTGACAACAATCGGTCAAACTCCAAAAAAGCAAATTCAATTCAGGCAATATATCGGCGGCCTAGGTGATGCAACGGGAACCGCGGTCGTTTGGGTGGTTGATGATGACGCGCCCTTAAGCAATCGATTAATTGAGGATGTCGTATTAAACCAGCAAATTGGCTGTACCTTCAAGCTTTACACTGACAAGCAAGCCAGCGAGGCATTAAGCCGTAGCATTACCTTTCAGGCCGTTTTGACTGCAGCAACCAGATCGGTGAATCCCAACGATGGGCAAAACGTCGAGATTACTTTTAGGCCCTCTTCCTCTCCTGATTTTGATTTCAGCACTAGCGCTTAAAAGCTAAAATCAAAAGGTAAAGAATATTTTGCCATGCCAGCTTGCCCCGTGAAAAAACCCTCTGCCCTTGAACGTCTTAAGAGTGCCGCGAATTTAACGCCCGTCAAAAAAATTGTGAAGTTGCACAACGGAGAGAGTTTTGAGTTTTGGCGTACGCCTCTCACCATGGCAGAGCGTGAACGCGCACAAAAGCCTGCAGGTGATGACTTGAACGCTTTTGCCCTGCAATTGCTAGTTCAAAAAGCCACAGACGAAAACGGCCAAAGACTTTTTCAGGCGGGTCAAATCGCAGAGCTTAAAAACGATGTGCGCGATTCTGATCTGCAAAATTTAATGCTTGCAGTCATTGGCGAGGATTCTGAAGAGGAGCTTGACGTAAAAAACTAAAACAGGAGCTGAAGCAAGATAGCTTGCTGCGGCTCCAAATGGGTGTGGCCAAAGAACTTGGGTACACCCTTGTCAAGTTAAACAGTGAAATGACATTGGAGGAAATCATTTTATGGTCTAAGTATTTTGAGCTTTGCAATGACGAGCAAAAGGCGCAAATGAGACGCAGTGGCTGTCGTTAGAATGCCATTAATGCTTCTGTGATATTGTGGCTGACGCCGTTGCTGGTGTAAGGCTTGAGGTTGATGCGAAGAATGCGCTTCAGCCTCTTCGTCGTGTCTCAGAGCAAAGCAAAAAGGTCGAAAAGGCTTTTGGCGGTGTTGCTGGAAAACTTCGCGGTGCCGGTGGAGCCTTTGCGGCTACAGGCCAGGGTGCCAAGGTTGCAGCTGTTGGCGTCAAGGGTTTTGGGGCTGCCTTAAACGTAGCGCTCGGACCTATTGGCGCTGCCTTGACAGCGCTTACAAGTCTTTCTGCTATTTTCAACACTCTCAAACAACAAGATTTTGCAGAGGCGAAGGTTAGATCTCTTGGCGTAAATAGCGAAGAATTAGTAGCTCAGCTGAAGGATGTTAGCACTGAGTTACAAGGCCAAGCGAGCGTTGTTGATTTAACTGCTGCCGCTTATGACGTGGCGTCTGCTGGTTTTAACAGGGCTGCAGATGCGTCAAACGTTTTGAAAGCCGCAAGCCTTGGCGCGACTGGTGGGTTCAGTGATATTAACACTGTTGCAAACGCGACCACATCCGTTTTGAATGCTTATGGATTGTCTGCAGACAAAGCGGGCAAGTTGGTAGATGGATTTATTCAAACTCAAAACGACGGCAAAATTGTCATTGGCGAGTATGCAAACAACATCGGTAAGCTTGCACCTCTTGCGGCTTCTTTGAATGTGCCGTTGGAGGAGATCAACGGTGCAATCGCTGCCGTTACCGCAACGGGTATCAACGCAGAGATTGGCATTACTGGCATCAGGTCGGCACTTGCAAAGCTTGGCGCAAATTCTAAGGAAGCAACGGACATCTTAAAGACTTACGGCGTTGAGATTAACGCAACGACCATTGGGCAAGAGGGATTTGTTAAGACCCTTGAAAAGCTCAGCAAGGTTTCAAACAAAACAGATCTGTTGAAGATTATCGGTGTTGAAGCTGGGCAGGTTGTGGCCCCATTATTGAATGACCTTGAAAAATTGAATCAATTAGTTGAAAACCAAGGCAATGCATCTGGTGTTGCAGCCAGGGCTCAGGCTGAAGCTGCAAACACAATTGAAGGCGCACTGAAACGAGTTCAGACAGCGTTCACAAATGCTTTTGCTGATCAATCCGTTTTAGGGGAGGCATTGAAAGCAACATTCCTTGTTGTTGCGGTGACCGTTGAGGGTCTGGCGACAGCTTTGAATTTGATCATTGCTCCAATCAAGGCGGGTTCAAATGCTGTCAGAGCTTTTGCAGAAACAATTGCAAAGGCTCTTGGCATTGATGCAACAGCAAGCCTTGCTGGTCTTGAAGAAGGTTGGCAATCAATCAGAAAAGCAATTGATTTTGTTGCGAATTTAATTGAAAAATTTGGCCAGGCATTTGGGGCTCTGATTGGTGATTTGGTTCTCATCGTTTTTAGATTTGGCGATGATATACAAAAAGCCATTGGTGATCCAATTGGAGTTGTTCAAGGCTTGTGGCGTGACTTTGTTGGATTTTTTGCTTCAGCTTGGCAACAGACTGTTTCTAATGTTGACTCTGTTGCTTCAGGTCTTTGGACTTCGATTTCAAATGGGGTTCAAGGCATTGTTGGATCAATTGGTAATGCTTTCAGAAATGCTTTTGTTGAGGCATCAAAGCAAGTTTTTGCCTTCTTAAATCAATTCCCTTGGCTCAAGGGCCTTCTGGAAAAGGGCGCTTCAATTGGATCTGCAATCAGTGGAGCGGTTGGTAATGCCTTGGGTGGCCTGACGGAGGCTTTCAATAATGCAGCAAAAACGATCACCCAAGGCTTTACCGGCCCTGCGGTTAGCTCTGGGTCTAGATCCGGTGGGCAAACTTCAGTTGCCCCCCCTGCTGTTGCTGGTGGCACTGGTGGTGCTGGCAGCAGGGCTGGGGGTGGAGGCAGAAGCGGCCAAAGCCCTGAAGACATATTGAAAAAGCAAACAGAAGCCGGTGAAAAATTAATTGAGCAACAACGACGCCGCCTTGCTTTGCTGCTTGAACAAGATGATTTAACGAAAAAACTTTTGCGTCTTGATTTTGAAAGAGAAGATGCATCAAGGAAGGTTGCAAATGCTGCTGCCGATCAAAGGGAAGAACTTCTTAAAACAATTGAAGCTGTCTCACAAGCTCAAGCAGGATTGGCAATTGGCGAAAGTCTGGCCCAAGGGGTGCTTGATACTGAAAAGGCTTTGAATAATGTTCGATCAGGATTTGCTGAAGGCGCGAAGATTGACGAAGAAATAAAGAAAGCCAATGATGAAGCCAATATTTTCAAGCAAACACTTTCAGGAATTGGTGAAGTGCTTGGCAGCACTTTAAGGTCCGGAATCGATGGCTTGATTAGTGGAACCGCAAAGTTAAACGATATTCTCTCTGGTGTCTTGAAACAGGTTGGTTCACTGCTAATCAATGCGGGCCTTAATGCTTTGGGCAATAGCGGCGGCTCAATTGGAAGCATTTTCAGCTTTTTGGGATTTGGCAAGAGAGCAAGCGGTGGCCCTGTTAGGCCTGGCGGCACTTACCTTGTGGGAGAAAGAGGCCCTGAGCTGCTGCAAATGGGCAGCCAAGGCGGTTTTGTCCAAAGCAACACCTCTGAGGCTATGAGGCGCTACAGCGGCAACTCAGGGGGCCGTGGTGCCTCGACAATGACCGTAAATTACAACGTGACCGAAGTCAACGGAATGAGATTTGTCACAGAGGATCAATTCAAGGCAGGCTTAGATCAAGCAGCTAAAAACGGCGCAAAAATGGGACAGTCAATGACAATCTCTACACTAAAGAACAGCCGTTCACAGCGTTCTAAAATCGGGCTATGAGCTTAATCGTACTGGGCAACTTTATTGAGGTGACTGGCGATGGTGCAGGTGTGCAGCGATTTCAAAATGCCAACACAAACGGCACAATTGGATTTGGAGGTGCGACCTATAATTTTTTGAGCTTCATATACCAAGGCGCTACAAAAAACCGCACCGGGGACAATCTGCAATCAACGCTTGTTTTGGCTAATAACCCGATCTCCTTGGGCCTTGGTGTTGAGGCAGTAGAAAAGCGCTGGAAAGTCAGAGTAGACACCAACAGCCTTACACGCGGCAATCTTAGTGTTGCAAAAACACTAAGCACAGAAAACTGGATTGTTTCCAATGTTTCTTATGACGCTGTAACAGTTGAGATTACACTTTCAAGCTCAATCGATGCCGTGGGTGCCGTTGCTCCAAATAGGGTGCTTACACAAAAACAGGTTGGCGCACTGCCTGTTTCTGGACAGATCCAAAACAGGTGAACCCGTATCATTTGATTGGCAAGCCTTACCGCTTGGGCGCAAGGATTGATCAACACGGTGCCACCGATTGCGTCGGGCTTTGCATTGAAGTGATGGAGCATTACGGCTTTCCACCGCCAAAGCCAAAAAGAAGCTGGTATCGACGCTTAAGAAAAGGCGACAATTCTATTTTTTGGGAACAGTTAGAGCGTTGGGGCGAGCAAACGAAATCCCCTAGACTTGGTTGCATAGCGCTTTGCCAATCTGAAAATGGTTATGGCCTGGCAGTATGGTTTGAAAACGGATGGCTGAGTTTCGTCGGATCGGCGGTGCAATGGAGCACCATAGACGCCCTGCAGGTCGTCGGGTGTTATTACCCGCAGAGGTAGAGCTTTGCGAAACGGTTGGCCTTACTGTCGATGAATATTTTGATTTTGTAGACATTGTTGACTCTTACAACGGGACGCGCCCTAGAGAATATGATTTAATTCCTGATGTCAGAAATGATCCGGTAACAGCTGCGGTTGTTTCAATCGTTGTAGGCGTAGCGCTACAGGCGGTTGGTGCGCTGCTTGCGCCTAAGCCTAGATCAGCCGAATCACAAGAAAGACTTTCACCAATTAGAACGGCGGACATTACAGGCAAAAGCCGTTTTGCGCCGCAATCAGAATTTAATTCCATCCAAGACTTGGCAAGCCTTGGTTCGGTGATACCTCTTATTTTTACTAAAAGAGGAGTGCGTGTAAATTCCCAGCTTTTATGGTCTCAATTTAGATCAAAGGGAATTACGCAACAGCTTAATGCGATTTTTGCTTTTAGTGCTGGAAGAATTGCAAGAGTACCTGATTACCAAGGATATGCAATTGGCGATTCTTTATTGAAGTCTTACACGGCGACAAAAGTAAACCTTCTCTTTAATCAGGACGGTGGTCGTATAATCAGAGGCGGATCACAGACTGTTCAATACACAAACGGAAAGCTTAAGCCTCCATCGGGTAATATCGACGTTTTCTCTGTTTTTTGGGACAATGTAAATCCTCCAAGATACTTGCCCGTTTTTTGTCAAGCAAGATTCCCCAGCACACAAACCCAGTTTGGATCTTATGCGCCAATGCCAAACGGCATGAGATTTAAAGTTAACTATGAGCTGGTGCTGATCCCTGACGGTTTAGGCGAACAAGCAAAGCAAGGACCAAGAGAAAAACAAGAAAAGATACAAGCGCGTTTTTCAAGGCGTTGCAATGTTATCCCCGGCAGCGTAACAAACACTGGATTTAAGTATAGAATTGGAGATAATGAAGAAGACCCTAGATTTGAGCCTTTTGGTGTTGAGGATGTTCGTCAAAGTGTAAGAACAACTCGTACTAATGCTGATTCAAATTTAAGCATCGGTGAAATTTATTTAGCTGGCAATGGCTTGGCTGTATTAACAGGTATCAACCGACCAGAGCCGTGGCGACCAGGGCTAATCAAAGAATTTACTTTTGATTGGGCAGAAGGTAGAGGAAGACTAGATACAGCAAACTCTTTAGATACTTTTGAGCCTAACGAAAGACTGGCAGTTCAAAGAGCGGCTGTCGCAACAGTTGTAACGTCAAGACCTTGCGATGCAATAGAAATTGGCATTAAGTCAAGGGTTTTCAGAAGAATTAACGGTTTTGCAAATGTAAACAGCAACCCCTCGAAAAATGTGATTAAAGATTACGAAAGCCCAGAAGGCGGAGGCGGCCTTAGCCTTGGCTCGGTTAGTAAATTCATTAACCGCTATAGTTTTTTCAGGCTTCAGCGAAGAGCAGCAAACCAAAACGTTGGGTTTAAAGACTTAATTCCTGGCGAACTTTTTGCGGTAAGGGGCAACACTCCCCAAGACATATATACCTCAATTAAAATTTATCACCCAAGATCAAATAACTGGGAATATCGTTTGCTGCCTTTCCCTGGAAATATATTCGTTCTGGACGCGCTTTATAATTCTAAGCTCATAAATTTGCTTGAAGAGGGTAACAGAGAGGTTTTTGACTCCAACGGAGTAAAAATAAAATTTACAGGAAGAAGGAAAATCATCACAAGACAGGACGCCTCAAATAAAGAATTTAATCTTGCAAACGTGTCCGAAGCTAGTACAAAATTACGCGAATTTGACGCTGTTGCGGATTATGTCGTGTATGACCAAGAGGAAAACAGCAATTTTGACGGCCCCGAGCACGAAATAACCTTTGTAAACGAATACACCTTAAATAACGTATCACCACAATATGATAATTTAGCCATTGCTGGAATCAGAATCGGCAGCAGCTTGGAATGGGCCAGTTTTAATCAGTTCTCTGCTTTTTTCAAAGAAGGCATTATTGCGGAAAGATTGCTAGCTAGCGGATTCGGAGCAATCAACACCCTGCCGGAAATTGTTTATGCTTTGTTGACCAACAAAGACTTTGGCGCTGCTGAGCTGATTGGAACTGATCAGGTTACTAGAGGCAGGTTTGTACAAGCCGCAGAATTTTGCAACGTAAACGGCTTTTTCTGGGACGGCGTGATTTCTGAAAGGCAAAACCTTAGGCAGTTTATTTTTGAAAATGCGGCTTACTGCTTGCTCGACTTTACGATCATTGGCGGAAAATTCAGCCTTTTCCCAACAGTTCCAACGACTGCCAGCCTTGTGGATAATTCAATCAACCCAAATGTAAAGCCGGAAATTAAGGCACTCTTTACAGATGGAAACATAAGAAATCTGCAGGTTAGCTTTTTAGACCCCGAAGAACGTCAGCTTTTTAAGGCTGTTGTTCTATGGCGGCAAGACACTGAGAATGGCTTTCCACAAACCAGAACGCTTGAGATCAGGCTGAATTCTGGATTGCCTGACGATCCTGAGGAAGTATTTGACCTAAGTGGTTTTTGTACTAGCGAAGAGCACGCACGCAAATTTGCAAAATTTGCATTGAAAACACGGCAAGAGGTTGACCACGGCGTAAGATTTGAGACCACTCCACAAGCAGCGTTGAATTTAGAGCCTGGGGATTATTTTAGACTCGTGAGCGAAGCAACCCATACCTCACGCCTTTTAAACGGAAGCATTGGCATCGATGGAACAATTCAAGGAATAAGGCTAAGTGACGGCAACAGAAATATCTTCTTTTACAAGCCGGGAACTGAAGGGGTTAAGCAAGAAACGCTCAGTGTTCAAAATGGCAAGACAACACAGGGAAATCTTTTTGGAACAGTTTTTAGCGTCAGTACCAATGCTGTCAATGATCGAATCTACAAGGTAGAGAGCATTTCCTATGCGGAAGACGGTTTAATCGAAGTTGCAGGCAGCAACGTGCCACTTACCAGCTCCGGTACACTGAAGGTATTGGACTGGAGCAACAACCAATTTACTGAGGTGGTTTACTGATGCCTGCAAGAGATTTCCCCAACATAAGGCCCTCATCAAGAACCTACACGCCAGGCACTTTTCCTCAAACCGAGTTTAGGGCGCAGAATGGTGCGCTTACAATTTTAAGGTACGGCAACAAGAGGGTTGATTCAACCCTTTCCTTGGAATTTAGAAATATCTTGGATTCTCAAGCAAAGAATATCATAGACAACTATATTAACGTGAACTCAGACCTAGACACTGTTATTTTTAGTAGCGACAACGCTGGCGCTGGTATTTCAGACGCCGGTTTTTTGAACTACATAAAAGAGCAGGAAACCGGGCTTAGCTGGAGATATGCCGGGCCGCCGCAGGTTACAAGCACTTTCAAAGGCAGGTCCACTGTGGTCTGTGAATTTATTGGGGTTTTCTTGGCCGATGATTAGAATGGGTAAGATGTCCTTTTAGGTCAACAGCTCATGGCCGAAGTTTTCCGGGGTATAGACGGTAAATTTTTCTTTGCAGGTAATCGGCAAGCAAAGACAAGCAACTGGACTGTTGAAGCAAGTGTTAACCTGCTCGACAAAACAGAGCTTGGTGATCACGCCGTTGGAAACCTGGCCGACCTTAAGAGCTACACCGGCACAGCAACAATTATTTACTACAAAGAAGATACCAGTATTTCTAACCTGCTTGGCCGAGTTTTTAAGACCGGAGCAGTAGAGCCTGCAGAGGCTGAGTTTCGGTGGGGCGACGGAGATACCCTCAGGCTAATTAAATTCAGTGCAATCATCACTAGCGCAAGCATTGCTGTTGCACCTGGTGAAGTTGCTAGGGCTGAGGTTTCCTTTACGGCAGACGGTGACCTGACGAGCGTCACCGTGTAAGTTTTAGCCTTGAAAAACGCTAGAATCAAACCATTGTCCCAAGCGCTTAAAAAATGGCTATCTACACGGGCAAGGATGGTTCAATTACTTTTGGCAATGCCTTGCAGGCTAGGGTTAGAGCTTGGACTGTAGAGGGTAACCTGGCTCTGATCGAAGTAACAACCTTAGATAAAGACGCTGTTCAAAATGAGGCTGGCCTTAAAAGCTTTAGTGGAACAGCAACGATCATGTATCATGACGACGACACGGCACTAACCACGTTGTTGGGCAATCTATTTACACAAGCAGAACCTCCGAAGTCATCGGTAAGGTTTGATTGGGGGCCAAAGAAGCTTTCTTTTAATGCCTTTGTTACTTCAGCAACAATTTCAACCAGCATCGGTGAGATTATTACCGCCGATGTTTCCTTCACCGCAGCAGGCGACCTTAATCTGATCACCCTGTGATTAATGGCTGTCCTACTTGGGGAAATTGGGCAGATTGAGCTTCGCAGAACAAGCCTAGACGAGCCAATCACAGGGACAATAAAGCCTTCTGATGTCAATGCATCTAGGAGGCGTTTTAGTTTTGATTTTACGCTTGGTCTTTTGATTACAGGCGATCAAATTGAGATCAAGACTACCGATGGAACGCTTTTAAGTTTTATTGGTTCAGATGGTTGGCCATCAAACCAAGTGTTTAAGGATGGAATTTTTTACGTTTTTGTCAATGAGATTGGAGGCATCCGTCTTTACAAGACGTTTGATGAGGCCATCTCGGGCGAAATTACTGGCAGTGTGAGCCTTGTTGTACCAAATCGAGACATTCCGATTTCAATTAATGTCCGCAACAATAACGAGCGAATCTTAGGACAAGTAATTAGCTACGAAGTAAACACGCAGCGTGAGTCGATTGACAGCACTGCTCTTTCAGACGAATTCAGGCGTGAATATTCTGGTCTGATCAGCGGCAGTGGTCGGATTACTTGCTTTTTTGATTATGAGCGCCGCCCAAACGATCCACTGCTCAGAGGCGAGTCTTCCGGTGCTGTAGAAATGCCCATTTACCTAAATCAGCTACTTTTACGCACTAAGGTTGGCAGTGAATTTTGGGCAAAAGTAACTTTGGTGGGGCGTGGTGCTAAGCCCGGCGGCAGAGCAGAAGACGTTAACGATGAAGTTTGGTACGAATTTTATGCAAGGATTACCAATGCAGGTTTGTCCTTTTCCGCTGGAGAACCCATTGAATCCACCATTGAATTTGTGACTACTGGCCAGATTGAGCTACGCACCAAAACAGTCAGCAATTACCTACTGCAGGAAGACACAGACCGCATCGTGCAGGAAGCAAACCAGATCGGTTTCCTTGAAGTGGAGCAACAAGACTGATGATTTGCAAGTCCTAGAATACAGGAAGCACTCCGGTCTAGTAATCAGTGGCAGACCTAAAGATTTCAGAGCTTCCTGTACTGCTGCAAGCGGACGCGGAGGCCACCGATGATATTGCTGTTGCGGATAATTCTGCGAGCGAAACTCGCAGGCTAACGATCAAGGGGCTGGTTCAGCAAGGCGTCGTCAATTTAATTGATGATGCAGTAATCCCAGGCGGGAAGCTGGTTAACGACAGCATAACCGCAACCCAGGTTGCTGCCAACGCCATTGGCGCGTCAGAGCTGGCGGACAACGCAGTTGATACTGCTGCAATTGCAGACAATGCGGTAACACAGGAGAAAATTGCCGCCGGTGCAATGGCCACCGACTCATTTCAAAATTTAAGTGTAACTACCGCAAAAATTGCCAATGACGCAGTAACAAATGCAAAGCTTGCGAATGATGCAGTAGCCACCGCAAATATTGCAGACAACGCGGTTACAGCGGTAAAGGTTGCAGATGGCTCCATTACAGCAGCAAAGCTTGCTACTGATGCCGTTGAAACTGCAAAGGTTGCAAATGCGGCAATCACTGGTGCAAAAATTGCAGCAGCCACAATTACATCTGCGAATCTTGCAGTAAATTCTGTAACCGATTCCGAGCTAGCAGACGACAGTGTTGATACTGCTGCAATTGTCAACGCTGCTGTCACTGGCGCAAAGATTGCGGCAGATACAGTTACCGCTGCGAACATAGCCGCAAACGCTGTTGGTTCCTCTGAATTAGCTGATAATTCTGTTGACACCGCCGCTTTGGTTGATGGGTCGGTAACGGCAGTAAAAATTTCAGGCAGTGCTGTAACAACTGCAAAGCTTGCAAACGATGCAGTTACTTCTGCAAAAATTGCCGATAACGCTGTAGTAACAGTCGCGATTGCGGATGACTCAATTACCACCGCAAAAATCAATGGTGGAGCGGTAACAACAACTGAGATTGCTGCGGATACGATTACTGCCGCAAACATCGCGCCAAATGCGATTGGTGCTTCTGAGCTGGCTGATGATTCTGTAGATACAGCTGCAATTCAAAACAATGCTGTAACTAGCGCAAAGATTGCAGACGGCACGATTGTTTCTGGCAATATTGCTGCCGATGCGATCACGGCCTCCGAGCTTGCAAATAATGCTGTTGACACCGCAGCCATTGCTACCGGGGCGGTAACTTCTGCGAAAATCGCAGCAGACACAATTACAGCAGCAAACATTGCTGTTGATGCAATTACGTCTTCTGAACTCGCTAACGATTCCGTAGATACTGCTGCGATTGTTGATGATGCTGTAACTAGCGCAAAGATTGCAGCAGATACAATCACCGCCGAAAACATCGCTCCAAATGCTGTTGGTTCGTCAGAGCTTGCAGACGATGCAGTAGATACGGCTGCAATTGCAAACGTTGCAGTAACTACAGCAAAAATTGCAGATGACGCTGTAACAAGCGCCAAGATTGCAGACAATACCATCGTTGCTGGAAACATTGCAACAAATGCAGTTGGGGCTGCAGAGCTGGCCGATGATGCGGTAGATACGGCTGCAATTGTTAATGCAGCTGTTACAACTGACAAAATTAATAATGCAGCAGTTGCCACTGCAAAGCTTGCTGATGATGCAGTTACTTCAGCAAAAATTGCAAATGACGCTGTAGTTACGGCCTCAATTCTAAATAATGCCGTAGCCACCGCAAAGCTTGCAGACGATGCTGTAACTACAGCAAAAATTGCTGCAGATGCAGTAACTTCCACCGAGCTTGCTAACAATTCCGTTGTCACAGCTGCTATCGCTGATGATGCTGTTACAGCCGCAAAAATTGCTGCTGACACGATTACCGCAGCTCAAATTGCTGCTAATGCAATTACAGCATCTGAGCTAGCTAATAACGCGGTTGATACCGCTGCAATTGCCGCTGATGCTGTTACTACTGCCAAGATTGCAAACGGGGCGGTTACAACTACAGAAATTGCGGCTGACACTATTGTTGCAGCAAATATCGCGGCAAATGCAGTCGGCTCCTCAGAGTTGGCCGATGATGCGGTAGACACAGCAGCTATTGTAAATCTTGCTGTAACAACTGACAAGTTAAACAACGCAGCAGTAACCACAGCAAAACTTGCGGATGATGCAGTCACTGCTGCAAAAATTGCAGACAGTTCAGTTCCAACCGAATCAATACAAGACAACGCAGTAACTGCAGAAAAGCTGGCGACTGATTCAGTCGTAACTTTAAAAATTGCAAATGATGCTGTAACTTCAGCCAAAATTGCAGATAATGCGGTTGTTACTGCTTCGATTGCAGACGATGCCGTCACAGCAGATAAAATTGCAGCCGACACGATCACTGCAGCAAATATCGCAGCAAATGCAATTGGTGCATCAGAGCTGGCAGACAATGCGGTTGACGCAGCAGCGATTGCGGCGGCTGCCGTAACAACTACAAAGATTGCCAATGGTGCAGTTACGGCAACGCAAATTGCAGCAAACACAATTACCGCTGCGGAGATTGCTGCGGATGCCGTGGGTGCTTCAGAGTTGGCAGATGATGCTGTAGACACCGCATCAATTGTCAACCTTTCGGTTACCGAAGGCAAAATTAGCGACCTGGCAGTAACCACTGCAAAGATTGCAGACGACGCCGTAACGGCTGCAAAGGTTGCTAACAATTCAATTGCAAGTGGATCAATCCAAACGAATGCCGTAACAACGGTCAAAGTTGCTGACGATGCAATCACAAACGCAAAGATTGCTGCCGATGCAATCACTGCAACTGAAATTGCAGATGACGCTGTGGCAACAGCTGCCGTTCAGGACAACGCAATTACGGCAGATAAAATTGCAGCTAATACAATTACGGCCGCTGAAATCGCAGCTGATGCAATTACAGCGTCTGAACTAGCTGATGCTGCAGTTGATACCGCAGCACTTGCCGATTTAGCGGTTGTTGGCGGCACTGGCACAGGAGCAAAGATTGCGGCAAACACAATCACCGCAGACAACATTGCAGCTGATGCGGTTACTTCATCTGAACTCGCAGATAATGCTGTTGATACTGCAGCCATTGCAGATAACGCAGTCACTGGCGTAAAAATAGCGGG